TTTAAATTCGCAAAGAATGGTTTGTACATTGAAGTCTTTGACAACTTCCCAATACGTGTACCTATCTCTGGAATAAACTGTGAATGACGCTTCAAAAAATCAGCATCATCTACATCCATATCATCTTCAATATTGTCTGTCTTATTTGGTTCCGTAATCTTCATTCCATGTTCTGCTAAAAATTCCTTAAAAACACGAAAATTAAAACGATCCCTATATTCTGGTGAGACACTACCTTTAAAATCATCACCATATGTCACCGCAGCAACTATCTGTCGAAAGTCCTAAACTTCTGGACAGGCGTGAAATAAACCCATACGCACATACAATGAATTAGCCACACTATTAATGTTCACAGTTATATTATTACCGGACGTATTCATATTATAGGCCATTATCATTGTTCCATTATAATCAATCAATGGATGTATGATATCTGCAATCATCATATTCATCATACGTAAATCATAAGCGGGGTAATCACACTCCTGCGCTATATCAATAAACGATTGCAAAACCGCGTAAGTCATTTGTGAATTCATTCGAACATCATACTTCGAATAATCCCACGCAACAACACGCCCATCTAACGCATACTTTTCAGCATGTGACATAAGCGTGTCCCATTGTGGTGAAAACGCATTCACACCGACTGCCGATTCCGACAATTCCGGGCATAATGATAATACTCGTGCTATAGGTAAAAACCATTTTCGTATAGCCATACCCAAGGCCAATGCCACTGCCTGAAATACTCGCACCTTTTCGGAGTCCAATTTTGTGGGTTCATCTTTAAGGGTTGCAGTCGTTACTGGGTAAGCTCTTTCACCAGCTTCCCAGCACCTAATGCACCTCTCATATTCCTCCATAATATCATCATCCGGTATACGATCCTCACAATGTTCACCTTCCATTACGTATGTAAACTTCTTTTTCTTCGGACCGAAAACGGGGTATCCCATACTCGTGTTCATAGGAATAGCGTCAATAAATCTTTTGCCTGGTATTCCCATGATCACTTCTTTTAGTGTTAATGGTCGCACGCCTTCTTTTGCATTAATTTCTTTAGCAAAAGCAAGTACTGGATTTAACCAATCCTTACGCGCGCGTTGCAACAACGCTGGAACAAACATCTCCGATGGATTAATAATGTGTTCTAAAGTGGCATTGAATGCTTTCCAATTGGGTTTCAATCGTGGTGAACCCCAACAGTTCTCTATACCGAAAAGCACTTCAGCCTCCTTACACAAAATGGACGGTACCACTTTGCTCTTGGCTTCTGTGCGCAATCGCGTAGAACCTAACACATCAATTGCAGCATTATCATCCAATTCTTTGATAAACTTGGAATTCGGATGAACTTCCACTGATTCAATGACACGCTTACCATACTGCGTATCTGGAATCTGTGTTGCAGCTGCAATACCGCGAATACCTGGCAAATTCAGCAACTTCTTACGTAATTCCATTGCTTGACCCTGTGTTACAGTCATCATCACACCATACTTCTTATTAGGGTTACCCCCAATATGAAATCCTGCAACAATGGGCTGTTTACCTTCCGTCACCAAAATCGACATACACGTACCTGTGGACGCCTTCGACGTAGTATAACAACCTCCAAACATAGAAAGATATTTATGTCCATATGTTCCGTGTTCAACTGTCATTTTCTCATGATCCAACACAGCCTCTTTGTTCCGCATCATCATCGTACACACTGAAATTCCCGAAGGTACAGACAAAGGTAAAAATTTCTTCAAATTGTCCGTGACGTCTGGACAGCGTTCTACGAAACATTCCAC